AAAACCTATTACAAAGACTGCTAAGGGCTATCTTCCAGATGACGGACAAGTACTTAGCGGATGGCTTGCTAGAGAAAACTCTCAAGCTCGATTCCCTAGTTACAATGCTCGGCTTGTTAAAGCTGGCGTTGGCTATAAAACAACACCATCTAAGCCTAATCGCAGAGGTTTTAGATCTTTGGCTAGAGTCTTTAACAAAACTGCTGCTGGAGCGATTTACGAAACTATGGGGCGCAAGACTCCAACCAGTCGATTTGTACAGAATCAAAACAGCAAGTATGGGTCATCTATGAAGGGTGACGGCAAGATGCAAGGTCGCGCCTTATTCCGTGCTTACGAGGAAAACAATGGCAAGGCTAGAGATGCAGTCCTTAAGGCTATCCAATCTGCAGCTGACAAACTTAACGCAAGAGCAAAGGTGTAACTAATGTCTAATATAGTCATTGATATTGCAGCGGAGTTTGTAGGCAAGCCAGCATTTAAGCAAGCCGAAACAGCAACAGACAGACTGGGCAAGAATGTAAAGAAACTTGCAGGTGCTTTAGGTCTTGCATTCGGTGGTCAGCAGATTCTTGCTTATGCTAAAAACTCTATCAAGGCTGCAGCAGTAGATGAAAAGGCACAGAAGCAACTTGCCTTATCTCTTAAGAATGTCGGACTAGAACGCGATGCTGCAAGCACAGAAGCCTATATCCAGAACCTACAAAGCGAATTCGGTATTGTTGATGACAAGCTGCGCCCTGCTTATCAAAGTCTGGCAGTAGCAACACAAGATACAGCCGAGTCTCAGAGACTACTCAACCTTTCATTAGATATTGCTGCTGCTACTGGCAAGGACTTAGGCGCGGTCACAACTGCATTGAGTCGTGCATATTTAGGCAACAACGCAGCTCTTACACGCTTAGGCGTAGGCATCTCTAAGGCAGACCTCAAAGCCAAGTCTTTCGAAGAGATTACAAACGATTTACAAACAACATTCGCAGGATCGGCAACTCAAGCCGCCAATACCTTTCAGGGGTCTATCGATAAATTAGGCGTTGCTGCTGCTAACGCTTCAGAGATTATCGGTACAGGTTTAATTGATGCACTTAAAGGCTTAGGCGAAGAAAATTCAGTAGATAGCCTTGCCACATCAATGCAGAATGTAGCCACTTACACAGCAGATGTTATTCGTGGCGTTGGTGTCCTAATTGACAAGCTAAAGGGAATACCTGGGGTCGGTTCACTTGATGTCGGAATGATTCCTATTATTGGTAGTTACATCGAAATGCTAAACAGAGCAGGTAAGGCATCTCAGGGTGGTAATGGTATTACTGCTCAAGGCTTGGCTCATCTTGCAGAACTTCAGGCAAAGTATACGACTACGATACTTAAGACTAAGACAAAAATAACAGCAGAAGAAAACAAAGCACTTAAGGCTGCTCGCCTAAAGGCTGCACTTGATAAGGCTGCTATTGCCCTTAACAAGGGTGAAGAAGTCTTTGACATGGAGAAGATCCAGAACGCAGCAGCTCTCAAGAATCAAGCCGAGCAACTAGGCAAGGCAACTAATGGCGCACAGATGCTACAGATTGCTAACGACACTGCTCGCCTAAATGTCATGAAGTCCATCTCTGATTTAGAGGATGCTATGGCTTCTAAAGATGAAGCAGCAATCAAAGCTGCAACGGCTAAACTCAATGCAGATGTCGGAATCCTTGGTGCTTTGACTGGACAAGACCTTAAATTAACCAGCATTAAATCTATCCTTGATAGCCTAGAGCCGAAGGATCTAATTAACCTAGATAACCTCAGAGAAGCTTTGGCTTTGCTAAAGCAGATTCCTATGGGTGTCGGTACAACATCTCTAGGTACACCTTCTATGCCTAGCAGCTTAAACCCTATATCTGGAGCAGGTGGCGTTAGAGCACCTAGAGCCTTTACCACGCCTGAGTTAAATTACTTAGATCGTGCTGGAGATTACCTCTATGAAGGTTCACCTTTACAAGCCATGTTTGCAGCAGGTAACGCTGGCTCTTCTAGCACACCTATCAACATTACTGTGAACACAGGCGTGGGAGACCCTAACGCTATTGCTGAAGCTATCGATCAAGTACTTGTAGATGCAGTACAGCGTGGCACTCTGAGAGGTACATTCGTAACCTCATGACATGGCTACCAGAATGGCGCGTAACAGTAGGTGATGATGTTTATACAACTGTCACCTCTGTTTCCTATGCTTCTGGTCGCTTAGACATTGATCGCCAACCTACAGCAGGTTACTGCCAAGTAACAATAGTCAATACAGACAACTCACCTTTTACTATAAATGTTACAGAGCCAATCCTTTTAGAGCTAAAGAACTCATCGGGCACATATGTCACCGTATTCGGTGGAGAAGTATCAGACTTTAACATTGGTGTCAGAAGCCCAGAAGAAGCAGGCTTTATCACTACTGGCACAATTTTAGGCATTGGCTCACTTGCTAGACTTACTAAGGCTATCTATAACACAGCCCTTGCAGAAGGTTTAGATGGTGCACAGATCGCAGCCATTCTAGGCGGAGCGCTTAATCTGACATGGGCAGAGGTTACACCTACTGTTACATGGGATACCTATCCGCCTACTGTGACTTGGGCAGATGCCGAGTCCTACATTGGCACGATTGATTCAGGCTTCTACACGATGATTGCCCTAGCTGCTAACGCTTCTGCTAAGTCTCAGACCCTTGCAGACCAGATCGCTAACAGCGCATTAGGTCAGATTTATGAGGAAAAAGACGGAGATGTTTCCTATGACGATGCAGACCACAGATCTAACTATCTTGCAGCAAACGGCTTTACTAACCTTGATGGCTCATATGCAACACCAAGCTCTATCACCTCAACAACTCAAACTGCACGCATCCGTAACAGCCTTATCTATCGCTACGCCACAGGATACGCCAGCACCTACAGTACCTCTGATGCCGACTCTATAGCCTCTTACGGGCTTTTTGAGCGGTCTGTGGACTCTAACATCAAGAACCTTGCAGACATCACGGATATTGCCTCTAGAGAACTCAAGCTTCGTAAGACTCCAAGAGCATCATTAGGTGCGATTACCTTCCGTTTAGATAATCCCGACATGCCGAGCGCGATGCTTGACAGCCTTATTGGGGTCTTTTTCGGTCAGCCTGTGTTAATTAACAACTTGCCTAGCAACTTGCTAGATGGTCAGTTTGACGGCTTTGTTGAGAATGTGGCACTACGGGCAACACCTAGTTTTACAGAGATTACTCTTTATGTTTCAGCTACAGACTTCTCACTCAGTACTACACAATGGGAAACAGTATCGCCAGCCTCACTTATCTGGACTGGCGTAAATGGTACACTTACATGGACTAACGCGACAGGAGCACTAACCTAATATGGCACTTTCACCTAACTATGGCTGGTCAGAGCCAGATAACTCTAGCCTTGTAAAAAACGGGGCAGCAGATATTCGTACTCTTGGCGATTCGATTGATACTTCTGTATGGAATATCGGCTTTGGTCAAGCTGCCAAAAATAAAATTCTGAATTCTGACTTTTCCATCTGGCAGCGTGGCACAAGTGGCTTTGGTTTTGGTGCTGCATACAATGCAGACCGCTGGGCTTTCTATCGTGACGGATCTGGTGCGACCGAAGCAATTACTCAGCAAACATTTACACCTGGTGCGGCACCCGTTGCAGGTTATGAAGGACAATACTTTTGGCGTTATGCTGCAACTGTTGCTGGTACTGGTGGTGCTGAACGCTCTTTCTATCAAAAGATCGAAGATGTTCGCACTTTTGCTGGTCAGACTGTAACGGTTTCATTTTGGGCTAAGGCAGATGCGGCTCGCACTATAAGCATTTCATTAGCACAAAACTTTGGCAGCGGTGGAAGCGCGACTGTTACCACTTCTCTTACTTCTCAATCTGTAACTACTTCATGGGCGCGTTACTCAGCTTCGGTTGCAGTACCTAGCATTTCTGGAAAAACTGTAGGCACTTCTAGTTTCTTACAATTAACTTTAGGATTTCCAGTCAATGTTACTGAAACTATTGACATCTGGGGCGTGCAGCTTGAGTACGGCTCAAAGGCAACACCATTTGAGACTGCAAGCGGTGGAAGCCCTCAGGCTGAGTTGGCTATGTGCCAGAGGTATTACTGGAGACAGACCGCGGTTAATGCTAACGAGCGAGCAGGTTACGGGTCTTTTTATGGAAGCACAGGTATGCAAGCCCAATTTAATTTCCCAGTTACTATGAGATCGCAAACAACCGCAGTAGAAATTGTGGGAGTTTCGCTTAACGATACGGCTGCCGTTTATGCAGTTACTAGCGGTTCAGTGAATGTCAATTCACCATTTCAGGGAAATCTTAATTTAGGTATTGCATCAGGCGGAACACAATTCCGTTATGCGGCAGTAACACTTAACACAGCAGGATCTTCATACATCGGATTTAGTGCGGAGTTATAATGGAAAAAGTAAAGTTTATTACAGTCACAGATGAAGCCACAAAAATAACATCTGAACACGCAATCATTGAAATTGAAGGCGGGTTTATTACCATGCCTAAAGAAGCATACGATACGCAAAAGGCAGCAAGTGAAGCCACGGCTATCTAAGGCAGCTCAGCAACTTCGGGAACAGTTTGATGACACATTCCCAAGTCGTGACCGCGCATCGGATGGCTGGATCGGTGATACCCGACACGCAGCTCGCCCTAGCGATCATAATCCCGATGCTAATGGCTGGGTTCGTGCCATCGATGTCGATCGTGATGTCAGTGGTAAGTCCAAGCCAGACCTTATGCCAGATATTGCAGATCAGATTCGTCTCTTATGCAAGTCTAAAAAGGAACGCAGAATTACCTACATTATCTTTGATGGTCGTATCGCCTCAAGTAAAAAGTCTTGGGCATGGCGGCCATACGAGGGCTCAAACAAACACACACACCACTGTCACATCTCGTTTGCGAAAGAAGCTGACAATGATGCGGCTTTTTTTCAGGTACCTATGTTAGGAGCAAGTAATGAATGAACTAAAGACAGCAGCAGGTTCATGGGCTAGAGCCTTTCTAGTAGCAGCGATCTCAATGTATGCAGCAGGAGTCACAGACCCTAACGCACTTATTGCAGCTGGTATCGCATCGATTATCCCACCTGTATTGCGCTACCTTTCACCTAATGATCCTTCTATGGGCATCAAAAAGTGACACAAAGCGACTTCTTTACCCTTTACCTTGCCACCATCGTTGCACTTGGCGGCTTGTCTGGCTATGTAATTACTCATCTGTTGTCTGAGATCAAAAGACTCAACACGCGAGTCGATGAGATCTATAACATATTACTTGACAGGTAACATTGTGCTATGGCAAGAAAAGCAACTAAGGCATTAGAAGAGCAGGGTTACTCAAAGCTTGATGCTTATTGCATTGGGCTTTATGAGTATTTTCTTAGCCTCAAGCGAGCAGGGTTCGCAGAGGATATAGCCATGTTCATGATTACAGAGCCACAAGCTTACCCTCATTGGATTTTGCCTGACGGGATACCGCCTGAGAAGTTAGGCGATTATGTAGATGAGGATGACGATTAAGCGAATCGTAGTCGTGTCGGACTTACAAGTCCCTTATCATGACAGGGTTGCAACTCGTAACCTTGCTAGCTTTATATCTAAGTTTAAGCCAGACCAAGTAGTAACCATTGGCGATGAAATTGACCTACCTCAGATAAGTAAATGGGAAGAGGGGCGGATGGGCTCATACGCTCAGACCCTAGATGATGACCGCAACGAAGCTGTTCAGCTTCTCTGGGATTTAGGCGTTACCGATTGCATCCGTAGCAATCACACAGATCGCCTCTATAACATCATCATGGCTAAAGTGCCTGCATTCGGGGCATTGCCAGAGCTGCGCTTTGAGAAGTTTATGCGCTTTGATGAACTAGGCATTACCTTTCACAAGAACCCGATGCCTATTGCACCTAACTGGATTGCAGTCCATGGAGACCACACACCTATCAAGCCACAAGGGGGCTTATCAGCCCTAGAAGCAGCCCGTAGGCATGGTAAGAATGTCATCTCAGGACATACTCACAGAGCAGGGCGTTCGGCCTTCTCAGAGGCTTCTGGAGGCCGTATAGGGCGTGTCTTGCATGGTGTCGAGGTAGGCAATCTTATGGACTTTAAGCAGGCTCATTACACGAGAGGGTCTGCAAACTGGCAGCAGGCATTCGCTATCATCTATGTCAACAAGGCTAAAGTCCAAGTAGATCTAATCAACATTGAGAAGGACGGCACCTTCATAGTAGCTGGAAAGTCCTACGGCAGACCTAGATAATCGTTATCAAGTCGTTACCTAAATGTGCTTGATTAGTCGGTCAGTTCTGTCACACTAATCTCGTAAGCCAGTCAAGGGCACTGGATACAGATAGGTAAAACAATGAGCTTTGAGATGCCGATTATAGTGCTGCTACTTGCAGCTAATGCTTTATGGTATTTAGTAGGTTGGGCTAAAGGGTTTAACGAAGGCAAGCGTGAAGGTTTGATCGTAGCCAAGTCATTTCAGCGAGTGACAACAGATGCGCGCTAATGAAATCTTACTCACAGCCACCGACACGATCCGTGACCGTGGGCTTTCATACGGTCACCCTGCGGATAACCTGCAACACACCGC